AAGGTATATTTTAGGCAGTTAGGAATATGAGTAAAAGAGAAAATATTGCAAACGACATAATTACTAAACTTGATGCTGTAACTAGCCCTATTGAGTTTAAAAAATTAACAAGAGAACCATTTGAAGTTGAAGAATTAGCTGATGCACAATTCCCAGCAGCATTTATTCAAGCTGGAGACGAATCGAGAGAACCATCTGCTATGGGTGCAACAGGGTCAGGTAAATATACCGGAACAATAGATTTTTCTATAGTTGCATTTGGCAAAGGTACAGACTCAAATATTGATACTGTTAGAAACCAAATTATTGAAGTAGTTGAAGAAACTCTTGATAATGATATAACAAGAAATGGAAATGCGTTGGATACACAAATTATTGAGGCATCGTCAGACGAGGGTACTATCTATCCTTATGGTGGAGTCAGAATAACTGTGCGTGTAATGTATGAATTTACAAGGGGGACTGCATAATGGCTATGGATATAGTAATGGTAAAAGGAGATACCAAAATAAAAATCTCGCCTGACTTTCAAGAGTATTACGAAAAAAAAGGTTTTACTGTTGAGGGTAAAAATAAAAAAATATCAGTTGAAAAAGAAACTCAAAAAGTTATAAAAGAATTAAAGAAAGAAAAGGAGTAATAAATTATGGCAACGCATCATGGCAAAGACGCAGTTGTTCACATCGGTGGAACTAACATCGGTCAAGCAACTGGATTCACTGTTGATACTACTCACGATGTAGTAGAGGACACAGCATTAGGTTCATCAATGAAATCATTTGTAGTTGGTAGAGGTACATTTACAGCGTCTATTGATATGAATTTTGACGATGATGACACAGCACAAGGAACATTAGTTCAAGGCTCTAGCGTAAGTGTAGAGTTTATGCCAGAGGGTTCGGGTTCTGGAGAACAAAAACTATCAGGAACAGGAATTGTAACTGGAATGAGTGTTGGTGTTACCTTAGATGGAGTGACTACAAGAACAGTATCTTTACAAGGTTCAGGCGGTTTAACTATCGGCACAGTATAATTTAATTTATGGCTGACGATAAAAAACCCGATTATTTTGACGGAATACGAAGTCATTTTGAAGAATTAGAAATAAAGATAATAGAAGTTCCTGAGTGGGGACTTGTAGGCGATAAAGCTATTTACTCTAAGCCTTTTAATATGATGGAGAAGAGTAAAATATTTAAAGGTGCAACTAATAATGATGTTGGCGTTTTAATTGATGTCATTATTGAAAAAGCATTAGACAAAGATCACAAACCAATGTTCAATGCTAGTCATATTCTTAGTTTCAAAAAAAAAGCAGACACAGAAGTTCTTGCTAGAGTAGCAAGTGAGATCATGGGAACTCAAAACGAATCATCTACCAGCGACTTTAAAAAAAACTAAAAAATAATGTAGAGGTACATAACCTCTTTGCAGTCGCAGAGAAACTACACAAAACAGTTGAGGAAATATTGCAAATGTCAGTATTTGAGTTTAATATGTGGATTGCGTATTTCGATTTACAAAATGATGAATTAAAAAAACAACAACAACTGGCAAAGATGAGAAAATAGATGGCTACCAAAAAAGTAAATATAGATATAATTGCTAGAGATAAAACAAAAGCCGCTTTAGGTAGAGTTCAAGGTAGTCTTAACAATGTTAAAAAATCTGTATTTAGTTTAAAATCTGCAATTATAGGCATAGGTGCGGTTGCAACAGTAAAATCATTTGTTGATGTTGGTCGAGAGGTTGAGAGTCTACAAACAAGATTTAAATTTTTATTTGGTTCTGTAGAAGAGGGAAAAGTTGCATTTGACCAACTTAGAAAATTTGCTAGTAGAGTACCATTTTCATTAGAAGAAATATCAAGAGCATCAGGAAACTTAGCTGTAGTTTCTAAAGACGCAGAGGATTTAAATAGAGTTTTAAGTATTACTGGTAATGTAGCCGCTGTCACTGGATTAGATTTTGAAACCACTGCTAGTCAAATACAAAGAGCATTTTCTGGTGGTATAGGTGCGGCTGATTTATTTAGAGAAAGAGGTGTTCGTGCTTTATTAGGATTTAAAGCTGGTGTTCAGGTCACAGCAGAAGAAACTATTGCAAGGTTTGAAGAATTATTTGGTGGTAATGGAAAATTTGCTACTGCCACAGATGATTTAGCAACTACACTTACAGGAACTTTATCAATGTTAGGCGATAAGTTCTTTAACTTCCAAACAGTAGTTGCGTCATCGTTTTTTGATGAATTAAAAAAAGAATTTGGCGATTTAGATAAATTTTTACAAGAAAATGAACAATCTATTGAAGATATTGCAACTGCTATAGGAGAAAACTTTGCGGGTGCTATTACAAATACATCTAAAGTAATTAAAGATATTGCACCAGCGGTCAAAGCTGTTTCAGATGCTTTAGGCACAACTATTACTGGTTTCCAAAGTTTACCTACATTTGTTCAAACATCAGGTATCATAGCCGCTTTGTTATTTGGTAAAAAAGGTTTGATTGCTTTTAGTGCCATATCATTTTTAGTTGGTCAAATATCAGATTTGTTTGATGAGGCTAGAGATATCTCTGAAATATCTGGTGTAGATTTTTCAAAAACATTAGATTTAGATGCTTTAGAATTAAAATTAAAAGTTTTAAAGAAACAACAACAAGATATCTTAAAAGACCAAAGAGATGCTATAGCAAGAGGCGATGGAGTTGGGGCGGCATCGTTTGACATATTACAACGAGAATTAGAAATTGTTTTGTCTGAGATTACTGCCATTGAAACACAAATTGCAAATGTATCAAAGAACAAACAAATAGTAGATGCTATGCAAGGCTATGAAGATGCAATCATGCGTGTGATGCGTACTACTCAAAAAGTAAATATAGAAATTAAAAAGAAACCACCAATACCAGAGGGAATGGGAGACAAAACTAAAAAAGAGGGCGAAGGAATACGAGAAACAGTGGGATTATTAGATAATGATTTTATGGATTTGTTTGAAACTCTTACAAAGAAACAGGCTTTCAATACATTCTTTAACGAGTCAAAAAAAATACAAGAAGAACTTACTTTTATGCAACAATCAGCAAAAGATTTTTCAGAGGGTTTCAGTGAGGCTATGGGTTCAGACTCTTTTGAGGGTTTTAGGAAAGCTGGAGAAGATGCTTTTAAATCTTTAAAAACTACTCTTACAGATTTTATAATGACTGGAAAACTTAACTTTCAAAGTTTGGCACAATCAATTATTAGATCATTAGTAGAGGCATTAGTAGGAAAGGCAATATCTGCGGCAATAGCAAAACATGAAAGTATGATGCTGATGACAACTATTAGAAATGCGATGCGTAGTGTTTTTGAGGGTGCGTTAAAAACTTTTGCATCAATTCCTTTTCCTTTTAACATTTTAGCAGTTGGTGCGGCTGTTAAGTTTGGTATGGGATTAGTAAATAGAATAAGAGGTTTTGAAAAAGGTGGACGACCACCAGTAGGACAACCATCAATAGTCGGAGAAAAAGGTGCTGAGTTATTTGTACCTGACCAAGCTGGAACAATAGTGCCAAATAATCAGTTAGGTATGAGTCAGCCAGTGACAGTAAACTTCAATATCAATACTGTTGATGCAAGAGGATTTAACGAATTATTAGTAAATAGCAGAGGCGTTATTGTGGGATTAATAAATCAAGCAGTAAATGAAAAAGGAAAAATGGCAGTAGTATGAGTGGAACTTTACCTAGCACAAATTTTAACGCAATTAATTTTAAAAGCAATCAGAGAACTTTATTTAGTGAAACTGACAGTGGAAAAACATTTAGGAGGCAAATACAAGGACAACGATTTAGTTTTACAGTTTCATATCCTCCTATGACTCGTGCAGATTTCGCCCCGATCATGGCTTTTATTGTCAAACAAAGAAGTCGTAAAGAAAACTTTACTATTACTTTGCCTACTACATTTGATAGTCAAGGTAATGAAACAGGAACTTTATTAGTGAACGGGTCGCATTCTGTGGGAGATACAACTATTGCTATTGATGCTTTTGCCTCAGATGGTGCTGAAAGATTGAAAGCGGGAGACCTATTGAAGTTTGCACACGACAAATTATACATGGTAGTTTCAGATGTAACTTCATCTAGTAACGCCGCAACTGTAACAATAGAGCCAGCCCTGAGAACTGCTCTAGCTGATAACAGTTCGGTTACTTATAAATCAATACCAACAAGTGTTCATTTAACAAGTGATATGCAAGAGTTCAAAACAAATGCAAACGACAGAGATGGTAATTTACTTTTTAATTTTGAGTTTGATGTTATCGAAAGTTTATAATGGCAAGAGGATTAACAAGTGCGGTAAAAACTGAACTAGCAACTGGTGTTATAGAGCCTGTAATTTTGTTAGAACTTGGTTTTTCTACACCAGTATATTTAACAAATGCAAGTTTTGATTTAACATCAAGTGTCTCTGGTAGTTCAAGAACTTATTTATCAAATGGTCATTTGCAAGGGATATCTAATATATCTGAAACTAATAGACCATCAAAAAATACTTTAACAGTAAAATTATCAGGTGTAGATCAAACTTATATTTCTATAGCTTTGAATGAAAATATTATAAATGATAATGTATTTATTTATAAAGGTTTTTTAGATTCAAATAATGCTTTGATAGCAGACCCTTTTTTACTGTTTTATGGAACAATAGATTTCTATAAAATAACAGACGATACACAACAATCTTCAATATCTTTATCTGTAACTTCACACTGGGGAAACTTTAGTAAGATTGGAGGTAGAACTACATCAGATAATTCGCAACAAAAATTTTTTAGTGGAGATAAAGGTATGGAGTTTGCGGCAGTTACAGTTAGAGATATAAAATGGGGCAGAGCATGAATGTGCATTTATTTACAGCCAACAGAAAAAACATTGAAGAAATTTATGATCTTATTGTTTATTTAAAAGAAACAGATTTAGATGACATTGGTTTTCCAGAAATTGATGAAACAAAATTAAAAAATTATATAAAAAGTATTTTAAGGGTAGGTAAAATAATTTGTATTAAAGATTTAGATAGTGAAAAAATTGTTGGTTGTTGTATGTATTCAAAAGCTGAATATTTTTTTAGTAGATCACAACTGGTTGAAATAAACTTAATATATATAAAAAAAGAATATAGAAATTATCCTTTAGTTAAAAGAGTAGTTGAATCAGTTAAAAAATATGCTGATGGGTTGCCTGTATTTTTATATATTTCAACAGCACAAGGTTTCGACCCTGTTTTCAAAAAATTAGGTTTTGATTCTATGGGTGGTTCGTGGAGGTATTATGGGTAGCATAATTGATAAAATTGGAGATTTTTTTGAAGATGCTGTTGATTTTGCAGTCGATCTTTTTGAAAGTGCAATAGGTTGGTTATACCCACAACCAGATATTCCCGATTTTGGCGAGTTACAACAAGATTTAAATGCTAAAGGTGTTTTATTAAATAAATTTAGTGCTAATGCTAGCCTTCCTGTTGTATATGGAACAAGAAAGGTTGGCGGTAATGTTGTTTTTTTAGAAACCTCTGGGACAGATAACGAGTTTTTGTATATGGCTATAGTATTATCAGAGGGAGAGATAGATGATATTACCTCAATTTTTATTGATGATAAGCAAGTTACTTTTTCTGGCGATTTACAAGATGATGTTGAAAGAACTGTAGCTAGTAGTGATGCAAATTTTTACAAAGATAGCGAAAGTCTTATAACAGTAAGACCTCATTTTGGAACTGACTCTCAAACTGCTTGTTCGTTATTAAGCACATTATCCTCATGGACGTCAAATCATCGGCTTAGGGGGCTAGCCTACATATCTATTAAATTTAAATGGAATACAGACTCATATAGGGGATTGCCATTAGTAAACGCAATAATAAAAGGCAGAAAAGTTTATAATCCAAATTTAGATAGTACAGTAACAGGAGGAAGTGGTTCTCACAGAAAAGACGACAGTACCACTTGGGAATACTCAGATAATCCAGTTTATCAACTTTTAGATTATTTAAGAAATGATAGGTTTGGCATGGGAATTTCAAATAGTTATTTTGATTCTAATTTTGCAGATTGGCAAACTGCTGGCGATGTTTGTGATACTGATATCACACCTTTTACTGGTGCTAGTACGATTGATTTAATTGATAGTCATGCAGTTGTTGATACATCAAAAAAATCCATAGACATTGTAAAAGAATTTTGCACAGGAAGCAGATCGTTTCTTAATTTTACTGGAGGAAAATATAATATTCTTGTAGAAACAACTGGGTCTGCGTCAATAACTTTGACAGAGGACAATATTATTGGTGGAATATCAATAAATAGTAAAAATAAAAACTCTCGTTATAATCGTGTAATTGTAAACTTTATAAATCCAAATAAATCATATCAATCTGATACCGCCCAGTTTCCACCAGTCGATGAAACTGGATTAGCAACAGCAGATCAACACGCTACTATGAAAACAGCAGACGGGGGATTGTTGCTTGAGGGTAAGTTTGATTTTCCTACAATAACGAATCAACATCAGGCTCAAGAGATGGCTGAAATTATTTTAAGGCGTTCCCGAACAAGTTTAGACATTTCGTTGGTAGCTGATGCAAATGCTTTAGAATTAGCTATTGGAGATATTGTTAATATTACTCACGATACGCCAAGTTTTTCAGCAAAACCTTTTAGAGTTGGAAATATGTCAATAAATTCAAATATGACTGTTTCTTTACAAATGACAGAACATCAAGATTCTTTTTATAGTTTTGGTACACAACCAACACCCGCAACTATACCAGATACGAATTTGCCTAATGTTTTTACAGTGCAACCTCCAGCATCAATTACTTTATCTGATGAGTTAATAGAATATTCAGAGGGTATAGTTATAACAAGATTAAATATTTTAATTGGTGCATCGCCTGATAAATTTGTTCAATATTATATAGTTGAGGCAAAAAAAAGCACAGAAACAGATTTTAAAATTATAGGACAAGGTAACACATTAAATTATGAATTGTTGAATGTTGTCGATGATTTAACATATAATGTTAGATGTCGTGCAATATCTAGTTTAGGCATATCATCATCTACAATCACAGCCGATAGAAAAATAGTTGGTGCAACTGAACCACCAGCCGATGTAACTAATTTCAGTGTAAATATGTTAGGTAGTTCACAAATGCAACTTAACTGGGACGCAAATACTGACCTCGATATTTCATTTTATGAGATTAGGTATCAAAATGTGACTGATAATGCACAATGGAATAAATCAGTAAACTGGTTGCAAGTTCCTAGAACATCAGGAACATCAATAACTACTAATGTGAGAGCTGGGGCGTTCTGTATTAAAGCGGTAGACAAGTTGGGAAACGAATCAAACAATGAGACAATTATCTATTCAAATATAGCATCAATAACCAGTAATTTTAAGGATATACAAACACTCACAGAGGATATTACAACAGGAACATTTGATGCTGATGTGGCATTGACTGATAGTTCTGGGACTACTGCTATCGTCCTTGATACAGTTACCGATTTTGATGATACTCAAGGAAACTTTGACTCAGCAACAGGAGACTTTGATTTGGGAGGTAAAGATACAACCTCAAATCCAACCAATGCAACTGCAAATATTGATAATGAGGGTTTTTACACTTTATCACAAACACTAACTTTAACTGATGTTTATGATGCGTCTTTTATAAAACATATTACTATAGATCAAATAGAAGACCCTTACGATTTATTTGATGATGGTAGAGGGGCGGCACTTTTTGATTCTGCAAAAGCACCCTTTGATGGAAATGACCCTACAAATGCAACAGCACAATTACAAATAGCCACCTCAACAACTTCTCTTGCAAATGCAACAAGTTTTCAACCTATGAACACATCAACATCATTTAAAGGTAAATTTTTTAAATTTAGATTAAGATTGGCAAACAAAAATAACAAAACAAGAGCTTTTGTAACTGGAATTTCTATTGATTTAAAAATGCAAAAAAGAGAAGAAACTGGAGAAGATATTGCGTCAGGCACAGGAACTAAATCAATTACATTTTCAAAATCTTTTTATGCTGTGCCAGCTATAGGAATCGCCGCCCAGAATATGGCAACGGGAGATACTTTTTCAATATCTAATAAAACGATAAACGGATTTGATATTGTATTTACAAATAATAGTGGTAGTAATATAAACAGAACTTTTGATTTTGTGGCTTTAGGTCATGGTTTGAAAAGTTAATCAAAATGAGGTAAATAGATAACATGAGCCAAGTAAGTGATGTCAGTCTCGCAAATCAGGGTTTTTCGGCTTTCCGTACCGAGTTAAATAACATCTTAGGTGCATTAAATTCAATGCACTCAGGTACTTCAAGACCCAGTTCAGCAACCACAGGGACTATGTGGCTTGATACGACAAACTCAGGTTCAAATAGTTTAGAAATTAAATTTTTTGATGGAAGTGATGACATTTCTGTTGCTACTATAGATACCTCAGCAAATACAATAAACTTTCTTGATAGTGTTGTAACAGGAATAAATATCGTAACCGACACCTCTCCACAATTAGGAGGCGATTTAGATACAAACAGTTTTAACATAAAAATAGATGATGCTCACTTTATTGCAGACGATGATGGAAATGAGCAATTAATATTTCAAAAAACAGCATCAGCAGTAAATGAATTAGAGATAACAAACGCCGCTACAGGAAACGCACCCTCTCTTGGTGCAAGCGGAGAAACTAATGTAAGTCTAAATCTTTTACCAAAAGGAACAGGGAAAATAGTTGTTGGTACTGGTGCGGCGGCGGCAAGCCTTTCAAGTAATGGTGCAAATGATTTAGTTCTTGAAACTAATGCTGGCACTAACTCAGGTAATATAACTATAACTGATGGGGCAAATGGAGATATAAATATTTCAACTAATGGAACAGGGGCAATAAAATTTAATGATCTTGCTCTTATTCCTCAACAAGCACTGACTTCATCGTCTAATTCTGTTGCATGGGACACACAAGCAAAACCAAACGCATTTCATTTAACCACTGAAAACACAACATTTGCCGCCCCAACAAACAATGTTGAGGGTTCATTTATTTGTTTAGAAATAAATTATGATGGTTCGCATACTATTGCATTCAATACTGTGTTTGAGTTTGCGGCATCAACCGCACCTACTTTTACAAGCACAGATGGAAAAACAGATATCTTAGTTTTTAGATATAATGGTTCAGTATGGCAAGAAGTGGGTAGAACATTAAACCTTAGTGAAAGTTAAAATATGTACGCATTAGTAGAAGATGGTTCAATAACTGAAATAATAAATAATCCTAAATCAATGATTATAGCAGATGTTCAATATCCAGCTAAAATATTTCAATTATGGTCACAAGAAGAACTAAATCAAATAGGTATTTATGAAGTTATAACTGACTCATCTAATTATAAAGATGAGAATTGGTACATTAACACTAATGAATCTTATTCTTTTGCAGATGAAAAAGTTACTAGATCATGGGGAACTGCAACACCTAAAGAACACGCAGATAAAAACGCTACTGACGAAAATGGAGATGAACTAGATCCAGTTGTAGTTATTGAGGGATTAAAAACAAAATTAATCAGAGATTTAAAAAAACAAGTGGCGGTAGAACTTGCAAAAACTGATTGGTACATAACTAGAAACACAGAAAAATCTACTGCTATTCCATCTTCTATTTCTACTCACAGAGATGCAGTAAGAACTAAACAAGCTGAAATGGAAACTTTAATTTTAAACGCAAGTGATACGCCAGCCCTAGAAACTTTATACACATACACAAAACAAGATGATGGTTCTGTAACTAGACCATTAGGCGAATTACCAATATTGGAGAGTTAATGCCTCTTATACTTGGAACAAATTCCATAAAAGATACAGGCTTTAATGTTGCTAACTCATTAAGATTTAATGATGATGATAACCCAAGATTAACAAGAACCCCTAGCAGTTCTGGTAATAGACGAACTTTTACTATTTCTGTTTGGATTAAACTAGGTGCTATAAGCACATCAACGAGAAATATATTTTCAGCGGCATCTGATGGCTCTAATTACGCATTATTGAGAATGGAAAATCATAGAATTGAATACCTCTTGGCATCTGGTTCTGTTTTTGGATATTTAAGCACTAATAGACTCTTTCGTGATCCGTCTGCATGGTATCATGTCGTGGTTGCTATAGATACAACTAATGGGACTGCTGGCAACAGAATGAGATTGTATATTAATGGTGTAGAGGAAACAGATTTTAATGTTGATACAAACCCAAGTCAAAATGCAGATACCATGATGAACCACACTAACGAACACAATGTAGGAATGTTTTTATCTTCTTCATCAAGTGGAGCATTTGACGGATATGTGGCAGAATTTGTTGTTATTGACGGACAACAACTTACACCTACATCATTCGGAGAATTTGATTCTGACACAAACATTTGGAAACCCATTGATGTATCTGAATTAACATTTGGCACAAACGGAATACATTTAGACTTTGAAGATAGTTCAACTTTGGGAAATGATGTGTCAGGAAATAACAATGATTTTTCATCTCATAACCTTACAACAACAGATCAAACTACTGATACTTGCACAAATAATTTTTCTACTTTAAATTCAATAGACAAAGCAAGTGCCATAACAGTATCGGAGGGAAATACCTTAGGAAGTGCAAGTTCCTCACACAGTGCAATACGAGGCACATTTGGATTAAGAAGTGGTAAATGGTATTGGGAAAATAAAATTGTATCAATAAGTGGTGGTTCAGCGGTAGGTGTCATGACAGCAGATGCAAAACTAGCTGACCAACTTAATTCTACTGGATCAAGATTTTATCGAAACGGGGGTCAAAAATTTAGTGATGGTACTGAAACAAGTTCTTATGGTGCAAGTTTTACAACAAACGACATAATTGGTATTGCCTTAAATTTAGATGATGGAGAAATAACTTTTTTTAAAAATGGTAGTACGCAAGGAGTAGCATTTACAGATTTATTATCTGCAACTAACGAAAGTTGGCTACCAGCTATAAAACTTTTTGATGAGGCTATCAATGTAAATTTTGGCAATCCATCTTTTTCAATATCATCAGGCAATTCTGATGGAGAGGGATTTGGTAATTTTGAATATGCCCCACCATCAGGTTTTTTTGCATTGAATACTAAAAACTTAGCGGAGTATGGATAATGGCTTATACAACTATTGATGACCCATCAGTATATTTTCATACTCAATTATATACAGGAAATAATAACACAAACCAAAGCATAACAAATAATTCACCATCTGGAAATTTTAAGGCAGATTGGCTTTGGATAAAAAATAGAGATAATGTTGAACAACACCATCTTATGGATTCAAGCAGAGGTGCAAATAAATTTTTATTTTCAAATGCTACTAATGCAGAAAGAACAGGCTCTCATGGAGCAGGACACAACAATATAAATGCTTTTGACTCTAATGGTTTTTCTTTTACAAGTAATGGCTCAGGAGATGAATTAAATTTTGGAACTAGAACTTATGTAGCTTGGCAGTGGAAATGTAACGGAGGAACAACAGCGTCAAATTCTGATGGTTCAATTACATCTACAGTACAAGCAAATACTACTGCTGGATTTAGTATAGTTTTATATACTGGTAATGGTTCTAACTCTACTGTTGGGCACGGATTAGGTGCAACACCAAAAGTTGTAATTGTTAAAAGAAGAACAGGAAGTATTTTTTTCTGGGCTGTTCAACACGCTTCTATTTTTGATTCTAATGATACAGTTTTAGCATTAGATACAACTGATGCCGCTTTTAATCAAAGTGGAGGTAATTTTAATGGAACAAATCCAACAAGTTCAGTTTTTACAATAGGAAGTGGAGGAAATACTAACGGAAATTCAGAAACTCATGTGGCTTATTGTTTTGCAGAAAAAAAAGGGTTTAGTAAGTTTGGCTCGTATGTAGGTAACTCTAGTGCTGATGGTACTTTTATTCACACAGGATTCAAGCCAGCGTGGGTAATGACAAGACAGCATAATGGAGGAAACCATTGGCATATTAAAGATAACAAAATTAATCCTCACAATGTAAGAACAACACACTTAAAAGCAGATACAACCGCAGTTGAAGAGACTCCAGGTGGTGGAGAAAATAATATGGATTTTTTAAGTAATGGATTTAAATTTAGAAATAGCGACCATAACAATCAATCATCAGGACAATATGTTTATTTCGCTTTTGCAGAACACCCATTTGTTTCGTCAGGTGGAATTCCATCAACAGCAGAATGATTTATGATGAAACCTTTTATTATAGGAACAATATTAGCATTAATAATAATTTACTTTCTTAATTCTATGATGAACTCTGCTATGGCAGAGACAAATACAGTATCATCAACAGTCGTAACCAATAACACACCACCTACAGCTAACGCACCATCAATAGTAGTAAATAATTCTGATGTTTGTAAATCTTCAGGCTCGATTGGAATTCAAACCCAGATACTCGGAATTGCATCGGGAGTAACTTTGACAGACGAAAACTGTGAAAGAATAAAACTCTCTCGATCTCTCTATGCTATGGGTATGAAAGTAGCCGCTATTTCAACATTGTGTGCTGATGCAAGAGTATTTGATGCGATGTGGAATGCGGGAACTTACTGCCCCTACGATGCTAGTATTGGAGAGGACGCTAGAAAAGGTTGGGAAGAAAACAAAGATAAAATTCCAAAAGGTAGTTTAATTTTTGCTAGTATGGAAGAGGCAGAAAAACTTAAAATGAAAGAAGAAAGAGAAAAAGATGGTCATTCGAGTTGGAAGTTATTTTTTACTGTTGCTAGTTTTATGCTTTTACCCCTTTTATAGTAAAGCTGTAGATTGTGATACCGATACACTTGGACTTTGCACACCTACGATTGAGCAGATTATAGAAGAGTCTAGTATTGAGACTATTGAGTTTCAAGCAGACGGCATACTAACGACTACTGAAACAACTACCACCACCACTACAACTACAGTAACAAATGAGGACTCTGGAGATATTTTAGACGGAAATAATGGTTATGTTGTTTCGTCAAAAGAGGGCGACATGGATATTGACTGGGGTGGACAAGGTTCGGCATCAATGCCATCAGGTTCAACTTGCGGACAACTTGGAACTGATAAATGTGCGATGATTACTGGCTCTGGCAACTCTACCTCTATTATGGGCGTTCCTAATATGGGGACAACATTTATCAATACAGTTGATATATCAGACCTAAATTTTACTCATGGAGGCAGAACTAACTACGAAATAAAAGTTTTCAAACCTGATGCTCAGGACTCCATTTATATGCACATAACAGGCAGAAATGGAAAAACAGATGTATTTAGTGGCACTGATATTTTAAGTGCTAGTGGTACAAACAGTCAATATGGTCAATATTCTGGTGGTTTTGATTTTACTGGTAGTCTTACATCGGTTATCGTTGAGGTTGGAGGCAGAGATATAAATATGGCTATCGGCGTAATGTTTGACGATGTAAAAGTAAATGTTTTGTATAATGTTGTAAACACGATTGTTGAGCAAACTATTACAAGCGTTGAAATGTTTGTTGCTTTGAATACCGATGC